GATCGACTGACGGATAGAGATGAGAGTAGATTGCCGTGGTGACTTACGTTAGACAGTCAACAAAACTAAACGCAAACGATAACTTTGCCATATCTGATTTTGCCTTAGCGGCATAAACGCAGGGAGTTGTCCACTTACTTAGCAACAGAAAAGTGGAATTCAGCGGGTGTCGTATAATGGCATTACAAGAGGTTTCCAACCTTTTGACGAAAGTTCGATTCTTTCCACCCGCTCCAAATTCTATAGTGTGATGACTCAACACATCCGTGTAGACCTACGGTAAGTCTGCAAAAATCGGAGAAGGTTTCGGTATTATTAATACCACCTTCTCCACCTTTTTAAACCTGTTAACAGGAGTTTGTAATGAATCTAGAAGAACTAGTTGTGATGACGCCAAAGAAGTTTGCGCTTCAAATAGAAAAGATAGTTAGTCAAGGAAACGAAGTAACATATATGGATGCAATATTAGATTATTGTGAAAAACATCAAATGGAACCAGACACGATTGGGCCGCTAATATCAAAACCACTTAAAGAAAAAATAGAAGCAGATGCAAGGAAGTTGAATTTCTTGCCACGAGTAGCAACCCTACCAGTTTAAGGACAAGTCCAATGGAAGCGTGGGAATCCTACCAGATGTATCTTGGTCTGAAATTGCACTTTACTAGTAACTATGATTATACTAGATACGGTGGAAAGACTTCTGCATCCAAGGCATCGTTTCTAAAAAGAAGAGATAGATATTTCTTCGCTAGAGTGGCAAGAAAGTATGGTGATAATACACAAGACTACTACATTGCAAACTTCGTGAAGTCGCCAAAAGGATGGCTGGGTGATTTCAGTGAAGAGAATTACTTAGAATGGTCTAAGAACAGACAGTCATTGACGTACAACTTTTTACAGGACATGCACTTTTTATTTGATCAAGTTGATGAATTTAATTCAATTTTCTCTTTACAAAGTGGTAAACATCCTGTATTATTAAAGAACATACTCGCAAAGAGAGTAAGCATTGAGACGGCGGTAATCCTACAAGGGTTGCTAAATTATGTAAAACGGTTTGATAAAGGAATGAAAGATGACTTAGTATGGCCAGACACGAGACGATTAATCGTCAAATACGCCGCATTTCTCCCTTATGATAGAGAGAAGTGTAAATCAAAACTACTCCAACTAGTGAAGGAGACATTCTAATGGAAGTGCAAGTTGCCAATCCAGTTCGGTCAAACGAATCGAATGAACTTATTAGGGAAAGAGACTTCTATCGTTCTAAGCTTGTACAAGCAAAGACACGAATCAAGACTCTTGAGTTTGACTTGTCAGAGCTTCAAAAGCGTGACATGGTACTCTCAAAGAAACTTGCTGAGTCTGCTAATAAGTCCAATAATGGTTATCGCCCTCGTTATCGTAAACAGGCGTAATTGTTATATATCCTGAGTAGGATAATAAACTGCTCAATTTTATTGAAGGAATTGTTATGAAATATAAACAATTGTCACAGAATACATGGTTGGTGGAAGTCCAACAAGATGGTAAAACAAAAGAGTTGTTTTTTGAATTCCCAACAGGTTCATTAGATTCAGTTGGTTGGGATACAGGCGATACTCTGTTATGGGAAGAACTGCCAGACGGTGGTTATAATTTGACAAAGAAGGATAATGATTAGTGACAGAGACTAAGGAACTAAAACAAATGGTAACATCAACAAGATTGATTAGTTACAGTCAACCCCCAAAAGGTGAGGATGGTATTATTGGTATTGAGAATGTACAAGATTTAATCGCATTCTGTGCTCGTGTATCTAATCCTGCTAATCAGATGAATCAAGAGACATCTGAAAAACTTATTAAGTACTTGGTGAAACATAAACATTGGAGTCCATTGGAGATGGCTAGTGCTACGATTGAAATCGACACTACTCGTGACATTGCTCACCAGATTGTGCGTCATCGAAGTTTTGCATTTCAAGAGTTTTCTCAACGGTATGCAGAACCATCAGCAATGGGTGATGCATTTACTAAAAGAGAATGTCGTTTACAGGATACAACAAATAGACAGAACTCTATTGAGATTGAGAATGACCCTTCTCTAGTAGATAATGTAAAACACCAACAACTGATTACAGATTGGAATCGTAGACAACAAGGTGTTATCGAAACATCTCGTAAAGCATACGAGTGGGCGATTGAAAATGGTATTGCAAAGGAACAGGCTCGTGCAGTTCTTCCAGAAGGACTGACCAAGACTCGACTATATATGCAAGGTTCTTTACGTTCATGGGTTCATTACATTGAACTTCGTGGTGCGAATGGAACTCAAAAAGAACACATGGAAGTTGCACAAAAATGTGCAAAAGAGATTGCTAAAATCTTTCCACTAATGGAGAAACTATAGTGTATAAGTTTATACATGAAGAACCTGTACAAGAAGATGTACATGGTTTTAAAACAACACATCACACTAACAGGATTGAATTCAATGTTGAAGACGGTTCTGATTTGAATGAGATGTGTGACGCATTTCAACATTTCCTGCTTGCGAATGGATATTCGTTTGATGGGAATGTTGAGATAGTTCCTAATGAAGAAGATGAATTGCTAGACTATAAAGCAATGCAACAGGACATGACGGAACTAAATGGTGATGGTAACAGGGAACGTGGACGTTACGGTGAAGATACACATGTATACAAACCAAAACGCACATCTCTTTGGGACGCAAAACCAGAAGAGTGGGATGCTCTTAGAAAATAATTTGAAAAAGTTATTGACAAAAGCACCTATTTACGGTATTATAAATACTGTTACATAATGAATAATGTGAAATACTTAAACATACGACAATATACGGAGAAAACAATATGTCAATTTCAGCAATGAGAAACCAAAACAGTTTAGATAAACTGTTGCAACAAGTCCAGAAGGACGAATCACCAACTACAGAAAAGAAATCCTATGTGGATGATCGTCTGTGGAAACCACAGGTGGACAAGGCAGGCAATGGGTACGCAGTACTTCGATTCCTACCAGCACCAGAGGGTGAAGAACTTCCTTGGGTACGAGTTTGGAATCACGCATTCCAAGGCCCAACTGGACAGTGGTTTATTGAGAACTCTCTTACTACTCTAAATCAGAAAGACCCTATCAGTGAGTACAACTCGCAGTTATGGAACTCTGGTGTAGAATCAGATAAAGAGATTGCTCGTAAACAAAAACGTAAACTGCAATATTTTGCAAATGTATACGTTGTAAGTGACCCGACTAATCCTCAAAATGAGGGTAAAGTTATGCTTTACAAGTTCGGTAAAAAAATCTTTGACAAACTTATGGAAGCAATGCAACCTGAGTTCCCTGATGAGACACCTATCAACCCATTCGATTTTTGGGAAGGTGCCAACTTCATGTTGAAGATTCGCAAAGTAGATGGTTACTGGAACTACGATAAGTCTGGTTTGGATGCTAAATCTGCATTGAAATCAACTGATGAAGAGTTGGAAGCAATCTACAAGTCACAGCATTCACTTGCTGAGTTTCTTGCACCGTCAAACTTTAAATCATATGATGAGTTGAAGTCTCGTTTGGATGCGGTTCTAACAGGCAAACTTACCACTGGTAAGACTGCTGCAGAGAGAATGGAAGATGAGGAGTCTACAAACTTCACACCTGAGTTCAAATCTGAACCCGCTCCGCAACCTTCAACGGTGGCTGCGGCGTCTGATGACGATGATGACGCCATGTCATACTTTGAAAAGTTGGCAAATGAATAGTATCTATGCTAGGGTAGAGGTGTAACACACAGACCCAAAATAGATAAGTACAGTTGTAGTATACAACACACTAGACGGCTAGACTGTACCGAATATAGAGAAAGAACTTAGTGTGGGAGAAAGG